ATAACGAAAATACTTTAGAGAACATTGCTGATAAATTAAAAACAGATTGGACTACTATCATAATGGGGATATGTGAGGGCTATACAGCTAAAAAGGCTATTTTAATGAATGAGACTTTTAGGAATTTAATTGCTTTAAACATTCCTGGAGCGATTAACTGCATATCTAAAATAATAGAACTTGGATAAAAGGAGATAGCAGATGGAGAACTCGAGAAAATTAATAATATCTGAAGCAAATAACAGACACTCTAAGGAATGGGTACGAACTGAAATTACCTGGTCTGAATTTGTAGATAGATTAGGAAAACCTAAAATAACAGCTGAAACACTAGATGAGTTCTTATCTTATTCTAAAGCTAAGCAAGATGATATTAAGGACGTTGGAGGCTTTGTTGGTGGAAAATTAAAAGGGAATCTTAGAAGAAGTGAAGCTGTTGAAAGCAGGAGTTTAATTACTCTTGACTTAGATAACTTAGCTTATGAAGATGATACTAAGATTATAAAAACTCTTAATAGTTTAGGTTGTGCTTATGCAGTGTACAGTACTCGTAAGCACCAAACTACTAAACCAAGAATAAGAGTTATTTTGCCATTAGCTGAAGACGTGTCTGCTGATGAGTATGAACCGATAGCGAGAAAGGTAGCAGAGTCTATAGGATTGCGTTATTGTGATCCTACTACCTTTCAAGCTGTTAGGTTAATGTATTGGCCAAGCCATTCTACTGATAGTGATTATGTTTTTACCTATGCTGACAAGCCTATGCTAGATGGTAAGGCAGTCCTTAACATGTATGCTGATTGGAGAGATGTGACAACATGGCCAGAAGTTCCAGATGCCCAAAAACATCATTTAACTTTGTTGAAGCAACAAGAAAACCCTTTAGAAAAAGAGGGTATGGTAGGGGCTTTTTGTAGAAGGTTTAATATCTACCAAGCAATAGATGAGTTTTTACCAGGAACTTATGAGCCTTGTGATATATCTGATAGATTGACTTTTGTGGGCGGAAGTACTACTGCTGGAGCTATTGTATATCAAGATGGACTTTTCTTATATTCTCACCATGCTACTGACCCTTGTAGTCAAAAATTAGTAAATGCTTTTGACTTAGTAAGATTACATAAATTCGGTCATTTGGATATCCAAGCAGATATTAAAACTCCTGTAGCCAAACTACCTTCTTGGCTAGCCATGAAAGAATGGGTATTCGCTAAAACTCCAGTTAATTCAGATTTACTTAAAGAGAGAAGGCAAAAAGCAATAGCTGAGTTCTCAGTCTCTAATAATCCTGATGTAGATGCCGTTGAGGGTGTATTAGTTGAAGAAGATAATAGCTGGACAGAAGATCTTGTATATAATGCTAAAGATAGTTCTAAAGTACTTAATTCTCTTGCTAATATAATGCTGATTTTAAGAAAAGATAGAGAATTAAAATTTAAAATCTTCAAGGATATTTTCTCTTCGAGAATACTTGTAAGAAAAGATGTGCCTTGGGATAGAAAATTTGAAGCTGATGACAGATTATGGACTGATACAGACGATGCAGGTCTTAGATGGTATTTAGAGAGTACTTATGGAATCACGTCTACAAATAAAATTATAGATGGAGTTAATCTAATCGCAGAAGAAAATGCAGAAAATAAGGTTGCTACTAGAATTCAATCAACTTTATGGGATGGAGAAAAAAGACTAGAAACTTTATTTATAGATTATCTAGGCTGTGAAGATAATGTATACACTAGAGAAGTTTCAGAAAAATCATTAGTAGCTGCCGCTAAAAGAGCTATTTATGGTGGGATTAAATGGGATAATATGCCTATTCTAATCGGGCCACAAGGTGTAGGTAAGAGTACATTTTTAAAAATATTAGGAATGGAGTGGTATAACGATAGTTTGGTTAATGTGGAAGGTAAAGATGCTTGTGAGTTAATCCAGGGAAGTTGGATTCTGGAAATGGGAGAACTTAGTTCTTTAAGAAAATCTGAAATGAACTTAGTTAAAAACTTTTTAAGTAGAACTGATGATGTCTTTAGAGCCTCGTATGGGCGTAGAGCCCAAAAATATCCAAGAAGATGTGCCTTCTTTGGAACTGCAAATGATACTAACTTTTTAAGAGATGAAACAGGGAATAGAAGATTTTGGCCAATAGATTGCTTTATATTTAATCCAAAAAAATCTATCTTTGATGACTTGAAAGATGAGTTAGATCAGATATGGGCTGAGGCTTGTGAACTTGCAAAAGATAAATCTTATAATTTAGTTCTATCAAAAGAAGCATTAGAATTAGCTGTAAAAGAACAGGAATTGCACTTGGAGGACAATGTGTATAAGGGTATTATTTTGGATTACTTAGACAAGAAAATACCTAAAAATTGGAATACTATGGATTTATTTGCTAGAAGAACATATCTGAATGAATATGAAACTGTGACTCTACAATATGATGAAAAAGATTTGGTATTAAGAGATAAAGTGTGTGCCGCTGAAATATGGGAAGAAGCTTTAAAAATGGATATTAGATATCTAAAAAAGAGCGACAGCATTGAAATTAATAAGATTTTATCAACCCTATTTAAGTGGGAAAAGATAAAACAAGCATCTAGGTTTGAAAAATATGGAGTTCAAAAAGGTTTCAGAAGAAAAATATAAAGCTAAAAATTTTGAAACTTTCTAAGTGTAACTTTTTTAAAATGTAACTTTCTATAAAAAATGCTTGTAACTNCCTATAAAATCTATAAATCCTATATTTATATAATTATATAAGAAAAAAAAGAAAGTTAGTTACATATCAGATTGGAGAAATTTCATGGGAAAAAGTGAAAGTGAAATTGAAGCATATTTAGTTAAAAGTGTAAAAAATAAAAAAGGCTTGTGTATGAAGTGGACTTCTCCAGGAAATGCAGGAGTACCAGACAGAATAGTTATAGTTCCTGGTGGAGGTGTCTATTTTGTGGAGCTAAAAGCAGAGGGTAAAAGAGAGAACTTATCCCCTTTACAGAGAAATTTCATAAATAAACTAAAAAACTTAAATTGTGATGCGAGAGTTATAGCATCTTTCAAAGAAGTGGATAAGTTTATAGAGGAGGTGATGCCAAATGAGGTTTATACCGCATGAATACCAAAAATACTG